TCGTGGTGATCTTACGAATGCTTTTAATCAGTTCTTTGGCAGCGTTCAGAACTCTATTAGCGGTTTTCAGCAAACCAAGCACGAAAACGACATGATCGAAGCGCAAGAATACGCTGTGGACATGAAGAAACAAGCGACTGTCTCCGCGACTGACTACTACATGGAGAACCCAAAGTCTCGCGATGTAGGCGCAGCGTTAAGTACGACAAGTCCCGAACAGCAAGGCAACCGACACTTTGTTGACACCTTTAAGAGTTCACTTGGTTCAAACATTGGGTCACGGATGTACAGCGACTTTGCCCTCGCGCAAGCCCAACGTGCACCTAGCACTTTCGAAGCGAATGCCTCGCAGTATTGGAAAGACAATTACCAAGACGGCACTAATGACCCAACAGTAGACATGGCGATGCAGACCGCTTGGGCCAGCAACTACGAGACCCAACGTGTTACCGCCGCGCAAGAAACTGTGAGACGTCAAAAGGCAGCGTCTGATCTAGAGTATCGCCGGTCGATCTACAACAAGATGGCACAGCCTGAGATCACGGCAGCGGCGTTCAATTCGATACTCCAAGGCGGCACATCACGGGCTGGTGAAACGACCGGTCAACTTCAAGCCAGAAACTTGGGGATCATGGTCAACGCCGCGATGACCGGACGTATGTCCCAGAAAGGGGTCGCTTCATTCATTGCTCATATGAACTATCAAGCCCAAGACCCAATGGACCCGTCTGCACCAACAATGCCGTCAATTGCTCAGAAGTTCCCCATCATGTCCGCGAAAGCAGAGACCTCGCTCATGGACGCTGTGCAACGCAATACGACGATGGCAGGACAACAGGCGTTCTCTCAGATGTCTTCTGACTTTAACACGACGTTGACAAACACTCAGGACGAATACGCAAAGCTAGCACTGATTGGAAACAAGGGGTCTGCAACTGTCGCGAAGATGCAGAATACTCCAGGGATTTCCATGACGCAGATCGCTGCGTTCAAAAAAGGGCTGAACACAGAACGCTCAAAGCTTGCTGAATACCATTTCAATCAGGTCGCAATGAACAACGTGGCTAATGGATTGCCCCCCGCACCCTCCTATGATCCATCTGAAAACAAATCAGCATCGCTAGATTGGCTTAATCGTAATGCCCCAATGGGTGTCGATGGCGCGTCAGTAAAGGCTGGGGCGTTCTTAAAAAATCACGTTCAGACTTTCGGCGCGGGTAATTTCCCTAAGAATGTACAACAGAAGTTTGCGTCACACCTGACGTCGGGCGATCCAGCACAGCAATCATACGCATTGGAAGCCTTGATGATTGCCGATCCGACCGGCGCAAGTCTTGCCTCACTGTTACCAAAGAACGACTTTGCTGCAAAACTCGGCGCAGAGGCGGCGTTTATTGAACTACAGAATGGCGCATCCCCACAAGCTGCCGCTGCCAAGACCTTTAATCCAGGTTTTATTGAAGCAATGCAGCAACTAGACGGCAAAGGCATGGGTGAAATCCTAGTGCCTGATGCCGCTAATGAACGTGAACGTGAGCAAACCGTCACTGAGTTATTTAACGAAGACGCAATGGGCGCGATGATACAGCGTCAGCTTTTAAATGAGTGGCGATTTACAGGTTTAGCGTCATCAATCAGTGGGATTGACATTGAGACTCAACGTAAACTGAGGTCGGCTGGTAAAGTGTACGTGGCCTATCAGATGTCGCAAGATCGTGAGTACTCCACTGAGGATGTCCAACAAGCGGCATTCAACGCTGTGTCAAATCAAATGTGGGTTCAAAATGGCATCGTGAAGTCTGGACGGCAAGCAACCAACACGGCTGGTGGTATCGTGCTAGGCAAAGAGGTTCTCAACACGGCTACCGGCGAAGTCGAAGACACCGTCGCGACCTTAGAGAATGACATATCGAACATTGAAAATGGTGCGTTTTCGATCTTCACTGAAGGCACACTTACAGCAAAACCCATACCACGACTTGGAGATAACGCACAGATCGTGGTTAACCAAAATGGAATGCCTGTATCACTTCAAGTCGGTCAAGCAATACAAGTTGACAGCCGGTATCATCCCAGCGGCAAAGAGCGGGGCTTTTTGTCTAACTCAGCGAATTGGGAATACAGCCAGACTTTCACAGGCGATCTTGCAGTAGACCGCGCAGCCGCCGTGGCAATCTTTGGACCAGGGATTCGTCTAGAGCCGATCTATACCGGTCAAAATGGGGCGATTGGTGAGTACGAATTGATTGTCACGCCGAGACTGATTGGAACACCTAAACTGACTCAGGCAGACATTGAGCGTCTCGCTCTTACTCCGCGTGAGTATCAGCCCACACGCTATGGTGGCGGTGGCCCCAAGCCGTTTTACTTAGTTCGATAGGAAATTCAAATGGACACCATAGACAACTATCTCACCGAAAATCCTGTTGACGAAAACACACTCAATGACGTCGGAGACCCTACCGAACACAACCGTCTAAAGAACGAACTGTATCGGGGTGCGTATCGCGACGGTGGGTTCGTCAGCCCGACGATTGGTGTGACGGTCGAGGACACAATGCTGGACCTACCAAACGCCGAATACAGTGAGATGCTGGACAACGAGGTGTACTCAAAGATTGGACCATCAGCATTCGACGTAGAAGCTGGTGACTACAATCGTCAGCGTTTTGATTTCATTACAGGTCACCGCGTGTTCTCGCAGAACGTGCAAAAAGACGCGATTGGTCGTAATGTCATCGGTTTTGAGTTCAATCTGGACAACGCTGAGAACTTTGCGCTGGCAGCGGGTGTACTCGGAAAGACCCCCAAGCAGATGCAAGCACTTATGGACGGCACGGAAGGCGTCAGTAGTCGCGAAAGCCGCGCTCTTTATGAAGCACAAGTGTCACAAGCAGACAAGCTGATCTCTGAGTTGACAGACGGTGCGCCACTGCGCGGACCACAGCGTATGACTCTCACGTCATTGGTGATGCATAACCCTGCGTTACTCGGACCGAACTTAGTGAAACACATAAAGAACGGTGATGTCAAAAAGGCGATCCTTGAGATACGCGACAAGTCTAACGGATCGAAAAACAAAGCGTTGGCAATGCGTCGGAAACAAGAAGCAATGCATTTCGGTAACTATAGTGTAGGGGCACTCCTAGAGACCGGTAATCCAGAACTATCAGCGGCGATGGCAGACCACATGGGGATGCCTGTGCCACGTAAAGTCACTGCGCCAGAGACCTCTCTTCGCCCACAACTGAGACCCAATCAGGGCGCAAAGGTCGAAGGTGGGGGCCTCAAGCGATCATTACGCCCACGGCTGAGACCAACGGCAAAACCAGACAATGGCTTGCAGAGTTCGTTACGCCCACGCATGAGACCTGACGATATGCCCGTACCGGCGTCGGCTGGTGGTCTCACCAGATCGTTACGACCACAAATGAGGCCCGACAGTGTCGGAACGGAAGCACTCGTAAGTGAACTAGAAGTTGCGCTGGGTGTCGAAAAGCCAACACCTATGGACACGGCTGTAGACAACGACATCGTGCCTGTTGTCGTACCTGACGGAGACGATGAGATTACCGTGACGTCGCTGGGCAACACAGACGCTATGCGATTGTCTGCAGAGATGAACGACGCACTCAAGCAGATCAGTGGATCAATGAGTGACAAGCTGACAGAACTTGACGTCGATACGGACAGCGCAATGTTCTTTGACAACACCCGTGATTACATCGCTGCGAGAGACTCCGGTGAACTGGTCGAGGGCGATGAGATCGTGATTGGTACAGACGGTAATCTATCGACCTTCTTGCACACTGAAAGTCGCGACAAGACTCCAGCACCAGACACACCACAACCCGACACAACCCCCGATCTTACTGGAGAGTCTGAAGTCAAAACGGAAGACCCAGTGCAAGCGGAAATTGATAGGAAAAACGCAGCGGCTACTGAAAACCAAACCCGAATTGACGAAATACAATCGGTCCTCCAGCGTAACCGTAAAGTCCTAGACAAATCGCAATACACATTTGGCACCATCACCGACACCGCTGAAGAAGACTTTGAGATCACCATCAGTACGTCTGGTGACATCTACGATTCTGAAGGAACACTGATGGACGCATATATCGAAGACGATACGGTCTTTAATAGGGCCGGTGCAGTCATTGGATCGTTTGTTGGTGAAGCGATTGACGTTGCTGTAACCGGCGCGACGGTCGTAGCGGGTGGTGTCGCATTGGCGACAATCGCTGCGTACAAAGGTGTCAAAGGCATCGCGGAAGGTACTATTGATCTTGCTAAGAAAATCAACACGATGGGTGGGCTTGCATTCTCGACCCCAGGAAGATTGCTTATTGGTGACATTGTGCAGCCCGACTTTTTCAAAAAGAATGTCATTACGATCAACGAGAGTTATCTTGCAGATGACGAAATGGGTGTGTTGCAAGATTTTGTCAAAAAGCACGGCACTGGTAAGATCAACTATAGTGATTACAAAGGTGCTGGCTCTGTTGACGTGCGTGGGGAAAACTCACCGACACTTTCTGACATGTCAGGACTAAGTGCGGTCGAGCGTCTGCAAAAGTCGTTTGGAGAGTCTATGATCAAAGTTATAGACGGCGATTATTATTTAATCGATCAGTACGATTTTAATGTCTTTGTGGACTACTCAGACACTAACTCCAGTGGCAAAGGTAAAGTATACAACGCAGAGGCCTACGACAAGAAATTTGGCGGTCTAGGTGTTGCAGACGCACTTTCATCAACAATGGGGTCCGACAGAACTCTATTTGATAAACTACACAACCTCGCATTCATTATGGGGTCGCGGGACTACGAAGGAACAAACAGAGATGTTGGACGTCAAGTCCGCATCAAGATTGGACCCGTCGATAACCGTGTCGCGTCTAACTAGTCCAGCAAATCGAGATAAACAGGAGCCGACATGGCTGAAGAACAAACGGTCCAACAGACCACTACTCAGACAAACGTCGATACGGTCCAATCGATCCCCCGCCGGTACTCTACAGACAACGTAGAAGGCCTTGGACATATCTCCACAGCCTATGAAACGTGGATGGCAGACACATGGGTCGGCTCTCAAATTCGATACGGCTTCGACCGTGGTCGTGAAGCTAACTCATGGAACTACCGGCCCGACGAAAACTTTAATGTCTATGCCCACTGGACCGCGAACCGTGACAAAGACGGCGACATGGAAGCGTTCATCAAGGACGGTCAGTTCGGCATGGTGTATTCGCAGGGCCAATACGAAGCCCGTGTGGCGTCGTTTCGTGAGCAAATTGGAGACCTTAAAAGGTTACAGGGCGGGACCGCTTTGGGAATGCTAATTGGCGGCGTTGGGTCCATTGTTGACATATCCACGCTAATACCTGGGATCAACATTGCAAAACGGTTCCAGACCGCTGGACGCATTGGTAAGCTAATGAACAGTAAGCCGGCCAAGTGGGCCACGGCTGGTGCACAATTCAGTGTCGTGCAAGAAGCCGGTCTGCACTTGATGAGTGATGTGCGGACTATCGAAGAGAGCGTATTGAACACCGCGTTGTCTTCCGGTCTCGGCGGTGGTCTTGGGCTATTCGTTTCGGCCCGACGTGGTGACAGCTTTTTGAATCCAACGAACCCTAATTATGTCTTTAGGCCTGACAGCAAAGTCAGCATGGGCGTCCGTGGTCTTGGGGAGTCACTGTCAGAAAGTGTCGTACTCAAGCGTGTCACCAGAGACGGCAAAATGGCTTACGAGGCGGTCTCAGAGACAGGGGCTGGTCGATCCGTTGGTGCGGCGGCTGTGAAATCTAGCGAGATGGCTAAACGTGGCGCATTGATGGGACAAGGTGTTGCCCGTGCTGGTGTCAAAGCGTTTGGTGCTGCCGGTCTCGCGGCTGTCACAAAGACTGTGGGACAAGCGTCACCACTCATTCGCGGCATGACAAGCAACAGTGGAACATTCCGAGACATCACGTCTCAACTGTACAACCGTGGTGGTATGATTGACGAGGCCGCTGAAGCTGGCGTGGCGACCAGATCGATGGAAGAAGTCGCAACGAACCGCATCATGACCTTCCGCATGTCAATCTTAGGTCCGGTCAACGAGGCCTTCGAAAAGTTGCGTTTCGACATGGCTGGTGCTGACGCTGGTCGCTTGCGGAGCGCGAAAGAAAAAGCCGCCGATCTTGGGGCCAATCTTAAAGGTCTGGCGTCTGACGTCGCGGCGGGACCAATGGCGTCCGGTGAGGCCAAAGCCGTTGAGCAAACTACTAGTGCTATTAGCAAAACCGAGTTCGAAGACATCATCGCGGCAGCGGCACATGAAGACATTGATGATCTAACGATTTCCAATTTGGAAGAACGCTTTGGTGCCAATGGTGCACAGATGGTAATCCAACGAGCCAAAGAGCAAGCGAATGTGCTGCACGACTACAATCTGCGTCTAGAAGACGAACTGGTCGAACTTGGTATGATGACCGAAAAGGAACGTCTAGGTCGCAAGTTCGTATCGCCACAATTGTGGGACGGGAAGGCTATCAGACGCAGCCCGATTGCGGCTCGAAACTTCTTCATGCAACTGTTTGCAGACGATCCGACAGAAGAGTTTCTGACAGCTACGTTTGGGATGACCAAAGAACAATTTGGTAAACTGGGGGTCGAAGACGTCACCGTAAAGAACTCGGATGGTGAACCAACCGTATATACAATCCGCGAAGGTGAGACCGCCAAGAACGAAATACTCGGCGAGTGGACCGGCGACCTTTATCGTACTGACCTAAAGAAACTCCAGAAGATGGAAGAGGACGCCGATTTAGAAGCGACTGCATCACGGAAAGAAGCTGTAAGAGCCGCTGCCGAGTTTCGGTCTACAAACTTCGCCATTATCAAAGCGACAGTCAAAGAGGCAAAAGACATTCTGCTAGAACAAATCGCAACGCGTGATAAGCGGAAATTGAACCGTGATAATCGCAAGGCCAAGAATGATCGTATGCTGGACGAGGTCCGCAAGCTGGAAGCAGAAGCCAAGCAGCGTCAGCGTGATATTGCACAAATGGTCAAGACCGGACGCCCAGGACAAAAGATACGTCTGCAATCTGAAGAAACCGTCAAGGAAGCTAAAGCACTTCTGGACATGGTGAACTACCGTGGTCAAACCGCTACCAAAAAAGAAGTCCTCGACGCTGAAGCAAACCTGACGGCGGCTGACATCGATCTAGCGAATATCGATAAGCCCATCCGAACAGATGCTGAAGGTCGTGCGAAAGCTAAACAGCCACGCAGTACCCGCATTAGTTACCTACAGGGCAAGATCGATAAGAACACTCAAGTGATCAATAAGTTGGACAAAGAACTCGACAAGTTGAACGCTAAGATTGACCCACTACAACGAAACGTCGTGGACGCTACGCAAAAACGTAAGCACTCTCTAATGGTCCAAAAGCTACGCCGCGGAGCCATGAATGACCAAGCCAAAGGCGCACGGAAAGCTAAACGAACTCTCAAGAAAGCCAAGCGTCTGACCAAACGCAAAGAGAACGATCAGCCACTCGAACAGTACGTTGAAGGACTGACGAATACTCTAGGGTCTCGCACAAGTTCTCAAGCACCACGCGGTGCATTATCGACAGACGTGCTGGAATCGTCGCGTCTAAAGGAGCGTATGATCAAGCTGACAAACGAACAGCGTCGGAAAGCCCAAGAGATGGGCATCTTGAAAAACGACATGTACGAAAGTCTGTACCGCTCGAACATCGATCTCGCCCAGCGCATGGCCTTCAGAAAAACCTTTGGTCACTACGGTGGAAGCGAAACGGAAATACTCGAAGGAATGGTCAAAGCGGTTAATGACGATTACCTAGACATGATCGCAAAGGCACAGCGCGAAGGCGCGACGAAAAAGCAGACCAACAAGCTGGACAACGAGAGACTAAAGGC